AGTCTGCTTTCTTTGGTGACATCTTAGCCAAGTACTCATCATCATCCATATTATATCCTTTCGTTGTTACGTATGTTTATTAACTAGTAGTAGTGAACACCATAGTCAATACTTAAGTTACAAACTTTCGTAACTCCTGTACTTACTTATAGGAACATTTTCTCAAGTTAGTAACATCACGAATTGTTACAGCAACGCACGTTCTAGCTTCTTTAGTGCTGCTTTTTCATGTCGTGACACCCACATCTTGTTGGTCCCTAGAACTTCACCAGCTTCATCTTGTGTCATATCCTCGTAATACCTCAGTCTGACAATACACAATTCAGTTGGTGATAGTGCCTCAATTACAACACTTCTGATGTGATTACCGTACTCCTTCCTTTCGTATTCCACGACATGATCCTTGTCACTAATGCCAAAGTCTTCGTCGTAAGGTACGTCAGAGCTACCAAGGACAGCCTTTAGCCAGTCGTACCCCTCTTTAGACATATCCCCTGCATCATCATCGTTGATGTTACGGGTAAGCCTACGTGATCGACTGTGCTTAGGTATAGCGACAGGTTGTGTGTCGATGTTCAAGTAGTCGTGCATACGTCTCTTAGCCTCCCTGTAGAGCTTCGCTGGATGGGCATCAGGTTCCTTTGCTAGTATCTCGTAGCAAACCAACACACCCTCCATCTGAAGGTCGCTCCTGTGCGTCTCACTGTTGTACTTGTACGCCAGTTTCTCACACATACCAACTATCTGTTCACTGTTCATACTCAGGCTCTTGCTCCAATTCTGTCTGCCGCATTAAGATTAGTTGGACCACTTCATGTGCAGATACGTCAGCGCACACACTCAAGGTCTCCTCTATAGTAGATTGTTCAGCTTGGGTCATTCCGTCTCTCCTAAGATTGACTCGAACACATAGTCCAAGTTTGTCCCTGTGGCACCACAGTAAATCAGGAGCTTCAGTCCTAGTTCTCGTACTAGTGCTGCTGTGGTGTCATCCATATCAAACTCTACGGTAGCACTACCGTCTCCGTGTTCAGTCAAGGATGTGACTTTTATTGTACCTACTTCGTTAGTCATTTTGTTTCTCCTTTATCTTCTATTGTACCCTTCACTGGCCAGTAATACTTACAGTCTTCACCCCATTCCTCCGTTAGCATAAAGTAAGACTGCATAAACTCACTTGGCTGCGTACCACTAGCGGGATTGCGGTAACACTTATGTTTAAGCGGACAGGTTAAGCTGTTACACATACTAATATCAGGCATAGTCTTTCACTCCGTGTTTATCTATGTCTTTTAACATGAGTATAAGGGACTTCTTTACGTCCTCAATGCTGTTACCTGTTACACCCACAGGGTCATCTGTCCACCCAGAACCCCCGTCTAACTCAAAGTACTCGTGGATAGAGTACATGTCCTCGCCTGACCGTTTATCTTTGCGGTACATCAGTTGGTAGTGCCAGTAGTTACTCATCGTATTATCCTTGATCCATACCTACAATATCTAATACACTGTTGTATTCAATTACGAATCCACAGGCACGAAGAAAGTTTTGAAACTCTTCGAGAACAGCATCCATAGACGCATGTTCTGCCATTTCCATTTCAATCTTTGTGCCGTCACTGTGTTGGTGTGTAAACTTCATCCTTTATCCTCCATCGTGCTTTTTAATGTAGCCAAGACGTTCTCAAGTTTGATCAACATATCACTACAGACACAAACTATTTGAACTGGACGGTGTACTCTACCTTCGTCAGTTTCTTCAGTGGCGTCAAGCAGACTGAACAACTCCTTGACTGCTACGTCATATTGATCACATTTACTTTTTAGACTCATGATATAATCCAATCCATGTTAGACCAGTCAGTATCTTCTGGCATCATTTCAACTTTATCGCCATGCAGCTCTTGAAGTCGTGCCCAAGTACCAGCAGTGTTCATCCTTAGCATGTAAGAGCCTTTACCGCAACGATATTCAGACCCACTAGAACCCTTGAAATAATAGTAATCATCTGTCTCATTTACTTCAGTGATACCGCTGTTCATACGCCAAGAGTTACCGTCAAGATAACCGCCTGACCAACCTGCCAGTACACGATAGTGAGGGTCATTACCGTCATCAAGCTTAATGACTACCCAGTTGTCTGGGCGATAGAAGTTACCCATCGTATTGTCCTTTCAGTTCTGCGAGGATACGTTTGGCATCCTCCTTTGGAAAAGTCGGGGCCATAGGCTGCATACCGCCGCAATGCTTGGGGTCACTGCAATGCGATAGACCTACAGCCCGACAAGATGGGCAGTACATTCCCGATGGGTTATCGCTAATTGGTCTATCCCTCATGTCTCCCCTCCCCTGTACTTCGGGTGCGTCAATGCTGTCTCAATCATCTGCATTGCAATCTCGCGGTCATAGTGTTGCATCTCCGTTATTCGCGGCACTTCAACAATGATGCCGGATGGCTTGTGAAATATGCGAACGACGGTATCCAGCCCGCCGATACCCATGCCTATACGCTGGTCTATGACGCGGATGTGTACGTCCTGCGGGTTGATTATGTCGCTCATGTATCCCCTCCCTGTACACCGAACGCCGCAAGCGCCCGTGCCGCCCACTCTGCCCGTGATGCCGCCATTATCTCAGGGTCATCGCCCGTGTCGGCTATCACGTCCGCAACCATAGACCGCAGGGTTTTATTCTCGGCCTCCAGCTCCTCGATGCGGTGTATGGCGTCCTTCGCACACCCTCCTACATAGAAATGACTACGCTCAACTGTAGCTTGCTTGTGTAAACTAGCCAGTCGCTTCACCAAATCATCACTCATCACGAAGCTCCTTTCTCAAGTCCTCACTAATCTTTTCCCACTCGTGCTTGTATTTGAATGCGCCAATGGTATCCAAAGCAAGGATGATAAACCAAAGTGCAATACGCTCACGTCTTGTCAGTTTCTCGATTTTATCACTCATCGTCTTGTCCTTTCTCCTTCAAGACATAAGTCACGCCATCGATCTCGACTTCTTTACCATCACAGGTAGCCTTAGTTGTGGCCTTCCTATGCTCTTGTTCTGTTAGAGACTTACCATTTAGGTACCAATGCTTAGAGCCATCAGCCCACTCACAAGCTGGGCCATCCTCACGGTGAAGCTTATCGTTTAGGTACCAAAGCTTATCTCCATTAGCGAACTCAATCGCAGGACCATCTTCACAGTGACGCTTATCATTTAGGTACCAAATCTTATCGCCATTAGCGCAGACCCTTACTGTGTATTCAATCATTTTATCAGTCATTGTTCTTTTCCTTCAATATATAAGTAACACCCTCAATTACGACTTCTTTACCAGCACAGGTAGCCTTAGTAGTAGCCAGCTTGTGCTCTTGTTCTGGTATTCCCTTGTTGTTTAGATACCAATACTTATCGCCATTAGCCCACTCAACAGCCGGGCCATCTTCACGGTGACGCTTACCATTTAGGTACCAAGACTTACTACCATCAGACCCCTCAATAGCTGGACCATCTTCACGGTGACACTTACCATTTAGGTACCAATACTTATTGCCATCAGTGTATTCAATAGCTGGACCATCCTCACGGTGACACTTACCATTTAGGTACCAAAGCTTAGAGCCATCAGTGTATTCAATAGCTGGACCATCCTCACGGTGACGCTTACCATTTAGGTACCAAAACTTAGTGCCATTGGCGTAGACTTTTACTGTGTATTCAATCATTTTGTTTCTCCATCAAGACATAAACAACACCATCAATCTCGACTTCTTTGCCATCACAGGTAGACTTAGTTGTGGCTTTCCTATGCTCTTGTTCTGTCAGACGCTTACCGTCAAGAAACCACTCCTTATCCCCATCAGCCCATTCAACCGCAGGACCATCCTCACGGTGACGCTTACCGTTAAGAAACCACTGCTTAGTGCCATTGGCGTATACTTCTACTGTGTATTTAATCATCCTGTTTCTCCTTTAAAAACCTTATGGTATGAGCTTAATAAATCCACCATTATCTGCACGACAACAGCAGGTGAGTAGTTGCCGAACAAGGTTGTTTTGTAATGCTCTGGCACACCCTCTCGCATGATTAAGGTGATGACATCGTAGTGTTCCTTGTCACTCATCCTGTTTCTCCTTACCCTGTTTACGAAACCTTTTGTTGTAGGCACGTTTGATCTTCTTAAGTTGACCTGCCTTCCATAGGTAGATCTTACGTGCTTTAGTGAGAGCGTCATACTCATCACCGCCCTTCATAGGTATGCGCTTACTCATCCCTCAATGCAGCCCATGAGACAGGGAACAAGTCTTCCATCTTGAGACTGATATCCCATGCTACCTTCTGTGTCTCTGCTTGTGTATCCGTGGCGCAACGTAAGCGACACATGTCAGCAAAGGCATCAAGGCTACCTGACCAGTACCACTCAGTCATGGTGCTTTGTGGCAGTACCATACGTGCTTGCTCTGGTGCTACGCCATCATTGATCATTTCATTGTACGTTCGAAGTGCTGTGTAGTTTACGAAGTCAGGGTCAGCATCGGTATAAACAACACCCTCAGATCCCTGCTTCTTGTCGGCAGACTTACCACGCCATACGTCAGGCACATAGAACTCAGGTTCATCATCAACGTACCTACGACTGATTTCATTCCAACGTAGGAACTTATGCTTGACTAACTGCCTTGCTACGAAGATGGGTGCCTTGACGTGGAAGCTTGCGAAGGCATGGCCGAAGGGGCTGATGTGCTTGTGCTTGGCTAGGTACTTGACCAGCTTGGTGTCCCGTTCAGACAACACGTTAGGTCCACCTACACGACCCTCGAACTGTGACTTCTTACCGAATGACACACGGGCAGAGTTTACTACCGACAGGTCACTACCCATGTGATCTACGTATGTTGCTTCAATCATATACTAACTCCTTCAGCCTAGTTATATCTGCGTCTACACCATACTTGATGTCGTCGTCAAGTAGTAAAGCCTTTGTGGGTAACCCCGTCCAAAGCTCTACCTCTCGTTTGTATTGCAAGGTCTTGTGTACTGCGTCCCTGTCCAACGCTACGATAACCTTACGGAAGTCAGCTAACTGTTGCATAATAGACACACTAATAGACGTACCTAGAATAGCAAACCCTACTGCGCTGGGCATAAAGTGTGACACTTTTATCGCACTTATTACATCCTCTACCACTACAGCTACGTCAGCCTTAGAGTTACTACGCTTAGTAAAGAAGTCAGCATTACCGCTGTAGCGATACCACTTAGGTACAGCACCATCAAGCGCCCGGCCTACAGCATCTAATAGTTTACCTCGGTAGTGGATAGGGAACACAGCGCGTCTATCCTTCACATCGTACATCAAACCCTCATGATGAAGGTCATACTTGTCAATGAATGACTGTAACATTACGTGATCAGAGCAGGGCTGCACTACATATTCTGGATAAACTAAGGCTTGTAACTCCTTGTTATTACTAGGTTCTACCTTACTCATGCGCAACTTAATCTCTGCTGCTGTCATGTTAGTACTGTATGCACCACGCAAACCACAGCTTAACTTGAAGCAGTTGTACACATAGTCACCGCCATCCTTATAGCATGAGAAGGTGTTGCGTGAGCGGCACGATGGGCAGTCCATGCGCACTGAGTCACCGTCACCTATGTCAAGCATGTCTAGGTGGTCACGTATGTTCATTCATCTCCCCTCCTCTTTGATAGTGCAGCTGATGCGCCACTGTATGTATTGACTAGGTAAGGCGTAACACTGTTAGGGTTCTGGTGTCCACTAACCTGCATGATACCTACAAGGTCAACCCCTGCCTCAGCCATCTCAGTGATAGCAGTACGGCGCAGGTCTCTGGCTTGTAGCTTAGGGTCTAGTTCCGCCTTAGCTTTGATGTTGTTCACCTGTGTGTGTATCTCAATGGCAGAGTAAGGACTGTACCCACTATGGTTAGGCTTGACACGTGGCGCTACGTACTCTTGGAAGCCAAAGTCTACACGCTGTGCCTCAAGCATAGCTAACAGGTCGTCAGGTACAGGTAGGTGTACCTCAGCGCCACGCTTAGACTGTGTGATGTCAACGCGCTGGGCGTCAAAGTCAATGTCATCCCACTTGAGTAAGCGCATGTCACCTATACGTTGACCCCATTCATAGGCCATGTGCAGTATCAACCCTATGCTACGCCACCTCCACTCAGAATAGGCCGTAGTAAGGAATGACGATACGTCATCCTTTGACCACTTAACTCTGCGAGGTTTCTCTACCTTACGGCGTAGCAGTGAAACCGGGTTAGCAGAGATAGCCTCGTATCGTATGGCGGTGTTAAGCACAATGCTTAGGCATGTAGCCATGTAGTTAGCAGCAGAGGGGCCGTTACTATCAGCCCAACTGTCATAGGCATACGTTACATGTTTGTACCTAATGTCAGCCAGCCTCATGTTACCTAACTCAGCAGCATTCTGTACCTTAGTACCACACACACGCAGTAGAGTTCTAGCGTACTTAGCTTGTACTGCACTGGTCAGTCGAGCATACGTACTGCTACGCATGTACTGATCGCAGGCATTACGTAGCTTAGTCGTAGGCTTGAGGTCTACCTTGTGGTGTTTTTGCATGAGCGTCATCTCCTTTCTATCCAAGCTATCCAGCTTTGCAGTGTATGACCTTTACCGAACAGTAAGTCAATAAGAAACACAAGGTTTAACTTACCGTCTCTCTTCCTTTGGTGGTTTCTTGCGCTGATTGTCTGATGGCTGTGACCCCCCAGCAACACGTTCAGTAGGATGTTCAGTGCTTTTATCACTCGGACTAGGTAGGTTTCTAAGTTGCGCAGTCCAGTCATCATGTGGGTCTTCATCTATCATATCACTCCTATACCAACGCCAAACACTATGAGTGCAAGTAACGTTAAAGCTATGCTTCTAAAAACGTGGAACATACAGGTCGCCCTTTAGCTTGAGTGCATCAATGAAACGTAGTTCTTCACGATAGAAGTCAGCTTTGAGGTACTCACCTTCCCATTCGTACTCATCTATAGCCGCAGCTACACGGTTGTACTCATCGTTGATAGGGGTCAATCGCTCGTCTTCAAATGGGTATTCCTCCATTATGCTGTCTCCTCTTGATCCATTTGCCAGCTTTTGTTCTTGCCGTTCTGGTACTCACCCTCAAACATCATCCCCTCGTCCTGATAGTCAGCCTCAACGTCGATACCGTGGGAATGTAGCGCATCCCATACAAGATCAGGTGGACCCCACGCCGTCCAGCAGCGGAATGAGAACCACGCCAAGCCCTCCTCGTCAGACACCTCCAGCCCGTCTATGATCTCAACGTCAGCGACATCCCACTTCGTACCCCAGTTCGCCACACGCCAGTTGTAGCCATCCATCCCAGCGGATTGGGCAAACGGCACAGGTAACACAGCGTCACAGAAACGACCTGCTTCCAGATTGAGATACAGTTCCCGTACTAAGGCACTCGGTCCTTTGATGTACACAGATTGATAGCAGTGATTAGGCATTAGTTTTCTCCTTCAGTTTATTAGCTTCACATACTGCAATCGCAAACCCTCTTGGAGTTGCTGATCGTATGTCCTTTGTGCGCTGTGACTTACCGCCCAGCTTCTTGTGTTGTGTGCTGTAACCTGTAGGCACAGTCACTGATACCTTAGTTGGCATAACAAAACCACCACCTGTCCAGAGGCATGTCTTCTTTGGGTAGGCATCCCTTGCTGCGATATACTCAGGCCAACGTGGATGCTCTGCCTGACTGTCTGCGATGTACCCGCCATACTCATACGGGTGGAACGAATAGTCAGGCTTGCGCCACTTGGTAGCCAGCACAGACACAGGGTTCTCGATGAAGTAGGGAATGCCTAGTATCTCAAAGAGATATGCAGGCCACACCGCATAGTCAACTGCCTTGGTCTGGAAGTCAGGGTCCGCCGCAGCCTTCTTCTTGAAGTGTGCAGCACCAGAGACAGCCATGTCAGTGCAGACAGGAAAGGCCATACCAAACACAACCCGCCCGCCATTGTTTCCAAACTCTTTGATAAGATTATGATAGGTTTCTGGTTTGTGCAGGTCCACGCGGTGTGAAGTTATGCTGCCGCCCTTGGTGCCATACGACTGTCTTAGCGGACCGTAGGGGTGTTGGATGTCAAACATATGACACTCATACCCAGCTAAAGCCCACGGCTTACAGGCCTCACCTGTGAAGTCATACAGTGATAGTACTATGCCCTTGCTCATCTCTCTATCTCCACGGCTATGTCAGTGTCCAACGTGTACTTGTTCAACATCTCATCAAACACAGACGCAGGACTCTCTTCGTGGATGTACTCCAACACCTCGTCATGGGTCATATGATCTGGTACCTCGTACTCAGGATACCACGTCTCTGTGCGTGTCACTTGGAAACGTACCAACATCACGCCACCTCCTCAATAAAAGCAAAGCCACCACCGTTACCCTCTTCGTCCATCGACAAAGACATCTTCACCTTCTGGTCGCCAAGCTGCAAGGTAAACACAGGGAAGGGTGCATCCCCTTCATATGCGTACTCGTCCTGCTCAAACTTAAAGTCTACAATCTTACAGCCCACTAGCTGTGCGTAATACTTCTTCATGTCCATAGTGTTATCCTTCCATCTCTTTTGTGATCAATCCATTGTCAATCATGCTCTCCGCAAGACGCCCATAGCTTCCCTGTAACTGCCAAGCTAAGCCTGTGTCCACTAAGTGTTGGAACAACTTGATAACGTCATCTACATCCTCCATCAGGCCAGACTCGAAGTCAACTATAGCGCCTGTTACGTCATACTTTTCCATTGTCTTATACCTCTTCTTTCTTTGGTGATCCTGTCCAGCTTTTGATACTGAACCAGTCGATGTTGTTACCAAATGTATTTGATACCCAATCCATTACAGCCCAGTACTCTGCTGCATCACGGGTGCCATCATCCCAATGCCAAACGCATTCGATACCTTTCACTGTCATGCTCTCTTCTTTGGCTGTCTCACGATACCGCATTACAAATTCAGCATCAACAAAAAGTCTTGTCTCACGTTCCATTGTCTTATCCTATCTTGATTGTATTGCCTTAATGATACAGCCCCGCAGGGCTGTACTGTTAAAGGTCACCCCGCAAAGTGACGTACACGGCGTGTACTATCCTTGTTAGTTGGCTTCTCAATGTACAGACTACGCTTACCTATGTGGTAGGCTGTCATACATGCACCCTTGTCGATACCATAACGCTTCTTGGACTGACGCTTACGTGTCAAGCCCTTGAAGCCAAGGAAGTTAAAGCGGAACCCATTAGTGCGGTCATTGAGGGGCTTAGTTGCGATACATACGAACATATTATTTATTCTCCAGTTGGTTACGAATTTCTGATAGCAGTGATAGTAGTTCTTTGTTGTTCCTCATCTTGGTGTCAGGCAATACCTTCTCACACATAGCAAGGAGCTTCAGGTTAAGTGCGTCAGTCATAGCATTACCATCCTAGTTGTTGCAATAGGTTATCATCTTCTTGAGTGAAGGTGTTAGTATCTACTTGGGTGTACTCACTATCCCAGTACTGCTCTTTGTACAAGGGGTCAGCCCATGTCAAGGACAACCCATAGGTAGCTTCCTCAATGTAGCTGTCACCTAACTCGAAGGAACCATACGTCATGTCTGTCTTTACGGCAACGAACCAACGAGCATACCTGTTAGTCTTCTCTTTGTCTGGTCGTTGGTATGTCTTGAGTAAGCGCATCTCTGTATCACCGAAGGGGCCATGCCCTTTGAATATAGCATACGGTTTATCTTGTGGGCGGGACTTACCTAGTAGGTTCTTAGTTGTCATAGTCTTTACCTCCATCAATTACAATTAGCTTAGCTTGGGTGTGCTTGGTAGGCCGTAGTAGTTCTAACCTATAAGCGTAGAATGTTTCGTAGTCAACTTCGTCTAGTCTTAGCTTCGGACGGTCCGTAACTAGATCGAACCATGACACAGGGTAGGCGCTTTCAAGTATACCTAGCATACACTCACCACTGTACGGTGTAGTGGTAGCAGTGATCAAGTGCCACTCGCCATTCACGTTCTCACATAGGTAACGTGTGTCTTCGTCTGTCTTGTCTAGTGGGTTGGATGTCATATTAATAAAGCCCTCATAGTTACTCTCCCATAATTACTGCTGCTACATGATACTTAGAGACAGCATCACCAGTAGTCAATGACTTATTCATGCCACCCTTCTCAGCTACATAGTTACACCATGTATTCCACCAGTACTCTGAACCTTGGCGGCGGCACAGCTTAACGTAGCTGCGTATCTTAGAGCGGCGCAGGTCAGGCTTAACCTTCTTGTTGAGAACCAATGCTGTCTCAGCCAAGCCAAGCATACGGATGTTATGCCTATCTAAGCAGGCAACTTGGAACCCACACATCTGTGCTATGAACCCAGCCTTCACCATACCTATTGAAGGTATAGACACAAAGAGATCCACTGCCTCTTGCGCACCATCAATAGTATCCTTGCCATGTAGGTCAGCTATCTCATTTATCGCTGCATGTAAGCGCTGGGCGTTAGCCTTAGCGTACTCTATGCCCAGCGCCTTAGTACCTGACACCCATTTAGATTGTACGCCCTCAGCCTTGATGGACACACGCTGCTGTATGACACGGGATAAAGGCATGTTGATAGTGCACAAGGTGAACTCTATCACATCATACAACCCTTCGGGTGTAGACATGGCGTGTTGTGTAATCTCTTTGCAGTCACGTTGATACATTGTGAAGTCTCTCTCTATTTAGTCGGGTTAGTTACGGACGGTCCGAAGGTAAAGTTCTAGCTACGCATCATACACGGCTAACACGCCGGGATTTTGCCACTCACAAAACAGCCCATTATCGTTCAGCACTTTGTTGATACTTTCATTGACGCCGAAGTCACACAGATCCCCATAGGAACCATCAGTCATAGCGTAATAGTCAGCCCATACAGTATCGTAATTTTCTTCAGCGCTAATCACAAAGTAATAGGACTCACCTTCATGTATAAACACAGGTGCACCCATCTTCTTGAGTGTGTTGAAAGCGTTACTTGCATGTCGTTCCATCGTCTTATCCTTTCTTAGGTTTAGTTTCGGACGGTCCGAATGTAGAACCATCAATCTCTTGCGTATATATAAGAGACTCCATAGCAAAATGATTGTCAACACCATATTTTTTAGGGTTGAACCATTGCGATGCGTGATACCACAGGTATTTATCTGGGCGTAATCTCATACGCTGGCGCTTGCATATGTACCTCATGTATCGTCTGTGACTAATGCAAAGCCAAAAGATACAACGCCCATGAAACCTAGCAGCCCTACAGATAGCGGATCTAGGCCTATGGAAAACGCTATGACGGTCAGTATGGAGAACGATAGGGAGCATAGTACGGCAAGCAGTGTGATCATAAGTCTAGGCATGATATGTGTATCCTTTGAAGCTTTGTAACGGACGGTCCGAAAGTAAGACAGTGAAGCTCCCCGAAGGGAGCCTCGCTTAGGCTTAGGCACTTGCCTTGGCTGCAGCGTTAAACGCTTTGCGGAAATCAGCTACGCTTATGTCAGACTTGGCTAGCTGCTCTAGTACAGCGTTAGCCATTGCCTCAGGTGTTACCTTATCGGTAGGCTTGGCGTCAGTCTCAGGCTTGGCTTTGCCCTTAGAAGTATTACCTACGGCTTCCGCTTTCTTGAGACGTTTCCGAACCGCAGATGCACCGAGGGCATTCAGTTCGCCCTTGGCGTTAAGCTTTTGTACCTTGGCCCAATTATTCGCAACAAACATCGCATCATTACGATCCTGAGCACTACGCTTGGACAACGGGGTGGCGGCGATGGCTTGTCCGAATTGCTTGTCAGACTTGTATACAGAGCGGAGGACAAGCAACCATTCACCAATGGCACGGGTCTCCAACAGAACAAGTTCTGCCATATCGTCCCGCTTATCGAATAGGTGAGCAACATGATCACATGCTTGGCTGAATGTATGTGTTTTACCGTCATGAGTGATTGTGGCGTCGAGATGTGCTATGGCTGTATTTGACATGGTGTAGATCCTTTTTCGGTTTGTGGCATGATTGCCGTTTGCTCATTTAAGTTGACCGATAACGATTAGCATGTCAAACACTTATTTTACCCTTTAGGGTAGATCCTGCTTTCGGACGGTCCGAGACTAGAAATCAGAGCCGAATTGAGCCGAAACGAATCACCCCAAACCATTGGAACGAATTAGCAACATTGCCTCGCGTGATGTGTGTGATGTGTGTGTGATGCGCCCAAGTGCAGACATGACGTGGATGCATGAGCGTTAAGCGTGGATGGACGTGCATCGTGCATGACGGGGTGGGGGTGTACCTATGTGCAAGCGTCATAGGGGGATATGGGTATTTACATGCATAAAAGCCCGCCTCTTGCACGCGCGCCTGTAACCCCGTGAAAACAATAGATATTCCCCTACCTGACATATCGAATGACTATAGAAAGCCTTTACTTTCAATGCATTAGCCTCGCATTATGCCTAGGTATACACACATGCAGGCGCATAAGGGGGGCGCATGGGCCACCCCCCACCCCTACGTTACCTATATATGTACTCCTACACGCACGGGGTTTTTCAAATCGCTATATGGGCATGCTAATACGTATACCTTTTTGTGCCAGACTGTTATAAAGTAACGCTAGTAGGCTACAACCTGTGTTATTCGTGTGAATAGTGCAACACTTCCAAACTATTTTAGACTGACTGCATCTTTATTCGCTTGACAAGCCCTCCTCTTTTGGGTATAACTGGGGACTATAGGGGGTAAGGGGGTATAGTTAAACTATTAGTTGTTAAAACTTAGAAGTAGTTAAGCTAAATAAGTAGTTAGACTTAGATATAGTTAAACTATAGTAGTTATAACTTAAGAAAATAGCTTGACTCTATAGTTATACTACAGTACTCTTGTATTAGTAAGTAGTTATACCCCTGTATTAAGTAATCTATGGTAGTTAGAGCTACATAGTTATACTATAACACTTACAACTATCCAATTTTGTAGTAACAAAGTACTTGACTCCCATGAAAAACCGAGTAAAACTATACGCATCAGAAGATGTATTGACTGAGTTTTATGTAGCTTTAGCTGCTAAGGACTCACATAGGTTGAGTAAAGTACATATCCCTAAGTCAGACGTGTTTTATGTACGTACAGCTATTCATAATGACACTGGTGTGTGGTACACACTTGATCATGTGGAGCGTGCTATGTACTTGGAGGGTCACTTGACCCGTAATGAAGTGTTAGACCCTGAAAGGGAGCGTGAGTACGGATGACTCCAGAGTGGTTAGACAGGTGGCGTATCTGGCCTCGTATGATTATTACCTTGTACGGGCTTGCCTTCTATAATACTACTACTTGGTTCATGGCGTTACCTGACCCTACTAATGCCCAGGCTGGTTTTGTGTCTGTTATAGTTGGGGCTGGTGCAGGGTTCTTTGGGATATACGTTAATGGCAAGAATACCCACACGATTAACACTACTAGCAGCAGCACTAGCAGTCACGACACTAGGTAACTGCTCCCAGATCCCCAGTGTTTTACTGGGTGGATTAGGTGGTAGTGGCACTAACGTGGCAGCTAACACACAGATAGGCAAAGAGAACAGTCAGAACGTAGGCGTTAATACTACCTACCGACCTGTGCTTCGCCCTGAGGGTCCAGTCGATACAGTAGTACAAGACAACAGTACTACTAAGATTACTGAGATGGACCCGCTGTTATTGTTGTTGTTGGTGTTAGGTTGGCTTGCCCCTAGCCCTAACGAGATAGCTAGAGGCTTACGTAACTTGTTTAGGTTAAATAAGAAAGATTAGACTATATGGCATTTCGACTATCAGGTAGATCAATTACTAGGCTTGAGGGTGTACATCCCGGCCTTGTAGGTGTAGTTAATCGAGCTATTGAGATTACCAAGGTAGACTTTGGTGTTACTTGTGGTGTACGCTCTGTGTCTGAACAGAAGAAGCTTGTAGCTGCAGGTAAATCCCAGACGATGAACTCTAGGCACCTGCCTCAAGGGGACGGGTACAGCCACGCAGTGGACCTCGTAGCTTACATAGGTTCAGACGTAGCGTGGGAACTTAATCTGTACGACGATATTGCTGATGCTATGGCAGAGGCAGCTAATGAAGAGGGTGTACCACTTAAGTGGGGTGCAGCTTGGTCTGTAGGTGACATCACTGGCTATGTTGGTACTATGGAGGAGGCTATGATGGAGTACGTGGATCTTCGTCGTAGTCAAGGCCGTAGACCCTTCATTGACGGTCCCCATTTTGAGTTGATGTAGATATGGCTAAAGACCCAAGACTAACTCGTGCTGGTGTATCTGGCTTCAACAAGCCTAAGCGTACACCGGGACACCCGAAGAAGTCACACGTAGTTGTCGCTAAAGAGGGTGACAAGGTTAAGACTATCCGCTTTGGTGAGCAGGGTGCTAAGACAGCAGGTAAACCCAAGGCGGGTGAGTCTGAAGCTATGAAGAAGAAACGTGCTAGCTTCAAAGCACGACACGGTAAGAACATCTCTAAAGGTAAGATGAGTGCAGCTTACTGGGCAGACAAAGAGAAGTGGTAGTGTGACATGGAGAGTAAAGCTACTTTAGGCGTTCTGATGGCTGCTCTTTTGGCCTTATTGGGTTGGAATATATCTACTACACATGAACTGACCCTACAGGTACAGAAACTAGAGATTATCTTATTGAACGATGCGTTCACTAGATGAATATGGAGAGCCTATATAATGGCTAAGAAGTCTACAGTTAATGCAGCAGGTAACTACACTAAGCCTACCATGCGTAAGAACCTTGTAGCAAAAGTAATGGCTGGCAGTAAGGGCGGTAAGCCGGGTCAGTGGTCTGCACGTAAAGCTCAGATGGTAGCCAAGCAATACAAAGCTAAAGGTGGAGGCTACAAGTAATGGCTACTAAAGTGAAGTTTAACTACGTAGAGAGCAATTATTAATATGGCTAATACAAAATCAGGATATGCTCGTACAAAGCGGATGTCTCCACTCAAACTTGAGATTGAACGGAGCCAGAAGCTGCAAGGTCCGAAGCGCCCACCCCCACCTCCTTCTAAGGATAGTCACAAGCTACGTGATTCCAAAGGTAACGTTATCAGAGCACTAGCTGGCGCTTCAGTACCCCCTGCAAGGCTAATTAAAAAGACTAAGCTATGAAGGCTCCTCAGAAGTCACTCAAGAAGTGGGGCGATGAGAAGTGGGGAACCAAGTCAGGTAAGCCCTCTACGCAAGGCAAGAAGGCTACAGGTGAGCGTTACCTCCCTAAGAAAGCCAGAGACGCTCTCAGCCCTGCAGAATACGCTGCTACGAGCAAAGCTAAACGCAAGGGTACTGCTGCAGGCAAACAGCACGTAGCACAGCCTAAGAAGATCGCTAAGAAGACAGCTAAGTATAGGACAAAGAAAACATGATGGTAGGTATGAGTTTAATGCTAGGGGAGCCACCAGAGGTAGACCCTAAGAACCGTGACCGTGCAGAGACCTACTGGATGTATGGTGCTTCTGCAGAGGAACTAGGTAAGGCTTGGGATAAGCCTGCTGACATGGCTGCACTTAAGACGTGCGGTAACTGTGAATACTTTGATAATCGTATGAAAACACTTAAAGCCCTGAACATCGAGTCAGGTACAGGTGCTTGTACTAAGTTTAAGTTTGTATGTAGCCAAGAAAAGTCCTGCCAAGGCTGGGACTCCCAAGATAAAAACATGATGGAAGAGGATTAAGACTATGATGAACAAAGGCATGAAGGCTTTGAAGAAAGAAGCCCCTGAAGTAGCTAAGAAGATGGGCTACATGGGCGGTGGTATGACTAAGAAGATGGGTTACGCTAAGGGTGGCATGGCTTCCTGTGGTGCATCAAATCCTGCTGCACGGCCTGTTAAGAAAGCTAAGTAACAATGAAGTATTACCACAAGTATAAGAAAGCGCTTGAGGCTGCAGGTTATACTGTAGATGCTAATGGTTACGTTTGGGATGAAATGGGTAATCAGTCTGCTGGTGAAGACAACTACGGTAACGTACAGAGTAAAGACCCTAACGTGACTGACATCTGTCGAGTTGCTGAGGCTACCCCTGCACCTAAGCCAAAGCCTAAGAAGGTTAAGGCTGTTGTAGTTGAAGCCCCAGAAGAGAAGGCTGAAGAAGAGTAATGTCTACATTTATTAACAGTAATAAGAGTGTACGCCCTCGCACTGTTAATGCTACAGGATTAGTGCGGGATCAAGAAGAGGCACTTTATGTGTGTCCCAATAACTGTCGGGCGCACATGAATCTCTTGTATATCACTAACACAGGGGCTGCATCCACAGATATTGCTGTTGAGTGGGACCGTGCAGATGGATCGCATTTTCATATCTTGGGCGGTAGGAACATTAGCTCTACAGAGTTCATTCAGTGGTCAGGCGCATACATAGTACTTGAGCCTGGTGATACTATTAAATTCACACCTTCAGGCAGTAATGACCCTCATGTAGACGTTATGGCTACAGTAGAAGAGACGTTTGTACCTGTTGGCTAGCGTAGGGTAGCGGGTATGCAAAATTAGTAGAGGTAAGTAGTAATAAAAAGAGTATAACTATGTGTGTCCCAGCAATGGCGCTGGGCTTAACATAGGAAACTACAATGTTCGCACTTATTATTAAAGCATTCACAGACTTCTTGGCAGGTATACAAAAGGCACAACAAGCTCGTGCTGACTACTGGATTCTAAAAAGCATGACAGACAAAGAGTTACATGATATTGGCATTGGTCGTGGGGAAATACGCAATGTCATAGCATATGGTTTCAAGTAGCTTTGTTTTGTATACTAGCCTTTACCGCACTCAATCACGCATGGACTGAGGGCGGTAGCAGGTTATTTAAGTACTGTTACTATGACTGCAGCTTACCTAAGAATGGGGGATGGTACGATAGAGTATACAGAATAAGTTATGACTCTGTCTGTCCTATAGAGGTTAAGTTCAAATGATTGATCCTGTTACAGCTTTTGCTGTCGCTCAGACCGCAGTATCGGCAATCAAGAGGGGCATCCAGCTTGGTAAAGATATTGGCGGTATATCTAACGATCTAGCAAAGTTCGCTGGTGCTGTGTCTGATTTAGACTGGGCGCACAAGACTTCTGAAAACCCTCCTTGGTATGCTGTTTTGTTTGGCGGTAATGGGCCTAGCGCAATGGACATCTTCGCCAAGAAGAAGCAAGCGGAGGCTTTACGTGCAGAGATTAAACAATATATTCAGTTCGGCTACGGCCATTCGGCGTGGGAAGAGCTTCTTCGCATCGAAGGCCAAGTGCGCAAGGACCGTCAGAAAACTCTGTATCGTAAAGCGGAGATTAAGCAGGCGATTATTGAGTGGACTGTGGGTATCTTGGTTCTTTTATCAGGAGTTGGTTTGCTTGGCGTGGGGTTTTATTTCCTTGGGAAGAAACAAAATAAATGGTAAGCCTAAGAAAAAGCAGTAACTAAGGGAAACAACATGGCACGACAATTAACAGAGAATCAACAAAAGTTCTTGGAGGTACTCTTTGATGAGGCTGGCGGTGATGTAGTCAAAGCTAAGAAGCTTTCTGGTTACAGCGATAACACGCCTACAAGGCTTATCATTGATTCCCTTAAGGACGAGATCTTTGAGGGTACTAAGACGTACATGGCCCGCATTGGCCCACGTGCAGCTGTAGCCTTTGGTCAGGCACTTATGGACCCTACAGAGTTGGGTGTAAAAGAAAAGATGCAAGCAGCCAAAGAGGTTCTGGATCGTGCAGGTATTGTAAAGACAGAGCGAGTAGAAGTGCAAGCCTCAGGCGGCTTGTTTATTCTACCTCCTAAAGAGCAAAATGATACGGATAACTAAAGCTAAAGAGCGTGAGAGTATAGGCTACTGGATGTTGCCTAAGCCTGACTTTAAAGTAAAAAGATGGGAGAGAATCCCACGAGTATCGCATCAAGTTCCTTTTGGTTACGAGATAGACCCAGAGGATGACGACTGGCTTAAACCTATATCTAAAGAGTTAGAGCTTTTAGTGCTTGCAAAGAAGCATCTAAAGCAGTATAGTTATAGGGAGGTTAGTGCTTGGCTCTCTACGCAGTCAGGTAGATACATATCACACATGGGGTTGAAAAAGCGTATAGATGTCGAAAGAAAACGTAAGTCGCTTGCTGCAATTAAACGCAACCTCGCCAAGCGGCTCGAAAAAGCGCTCAGGCAGTACGAGATCCTCGAAAAAGAAAGACTTGGGTACTACACCTACGAGTCAGACGAAGAAGACGACAGTACCCGCCCAAGTTAAACCACCAGAGTTTGACCCCATAGCCGCACGAGACGTGGTCTTTCAGCCTAACCCCGGCCCCCAGACACAATACCTAGCTTCTTCAGAGCGTGAAGTACTATACGGCGGTGCTGCTGGTGGAGGTAAGAGTTATGCCACGCTGGCTGATCCTTTACGGGATCTAAACAACCCAGACTTTAGTGGCCTACTTGTACGTCACACTACAGAAGAACTTAGGGAACTCATACAGAAGAGTCAAGATCTGTACCCTAAAGCGATACCAGGTATAAAGTGGTCAGAACGCAAATCTCAGTGGACCACACCTAGAGGGGGACGTCTTTGGATGTCCTACCTCGACAAAGACACAGACGTTATGCGCTATCAAGGACAGGCGTTTAACTATGTAGCCTTCGACGAGCTTACACAATGGCAGTCCCCCTATGGGTGGAACTATATGCGCTCACGATTACGTAGTAGTTCTAAGGAGTTAGGACTCTACATGAGAGCTACTACAAACCCCGGCGGTCCTGGACACTCTTGGGTTAAGAAAATGTTCATTGATCCTTCTCCGTCTAATACACCCTTCTGGGCTACAGACATTGAGACAGGTGAAACTCTATCTTACCCAAAGGGACACAGTAGAGAGGGTGAACCTTTATTTAAGCGTAGGTTTATACCTGCTAGTTTGTTTGACAACCCTCACCTAGCTGAGAGCGGTGACTACGAAGCAATGCTTCTGTCCCTGCCTGAGCATCAACGGAAGCAACTCCTTGAGGGGAACTGGGATGTTAATGAAGGCGCAGCTTTCCCAGAGTTTGACAGGAGCAAACACGTTGTTGAACCTTTTGATATACCAGACTCGTGGACTAAGTTCAGGGCGTGTGACTACGGCTACGGCTCGTTCACAGGAGTTGTCTGGCTAGCGGTAACACCTTCAGAGCAACTCGTAGTCTATAGAGAATTGTACTGCTCTAAGGTTACAGCTACAGACCTAGCTGATATGATACTAGATGCGGAAGCTAGGGATGGCACTATACGCTACGGAGTACTTGACTCCTCTCTTTGGCACAACAGAGGTGACACTGGCCCTTCACTAGCTGAGCAGATGAATATGAAGGGTTGTCGCTGGCGACCCTCTGATAGATCAAAAGGCTCACGTATATCGGGTAAGAACGAACTACACCGCAGATTGCAGGTAGATGAGCATACAGAAGAACCTAGATTGATATTCTTTTCTACGTGTACTAACACAATAGCACAATTACCGTCGATCCCTCTGGATAAAAGAAACCCAGAAGACGTAGACACAAACGCAGAAGACCACTTGTATGACGCCTTACGTTACGGTATAATGACAAGACCACGTAGTTCTCTATGGGATTACAATCCATCTAAAGATCAACGTTCTGGGTTTCAAGCTTCAGACTCAACATTCGGGTATTAAAATATGGCAGACATTGACGACGTAAACTTCGACACAGATGAGGTAGTAGCAGCCGAAGATGGCAGCGATACACTATTTAAGTCTGTTAACAGCGTAGTAAGTTTTGTTAAGGATCGCTTTGGCCGTGCCGAAGACGCCCGACGAGTTGATGAAGAACGGTGGCTTCGAGCTTACCGTAACTATCGTGGTCTATACGGTACAGACGTACAGTTTACTGATACAGAGAAGTCTCGCATCTTCGTTAAAGTTACCAAGACTAAGACGCTAGCTGCATATGGACAAATTGTCGATGTATTGTTCGGTAACAATAAGTTCCCTCTTGCTGTAGACCCTACTGTACTTCCTGATGGTGTGGCAGAGGCAGTGCATATTAATGTTGACCCGAATGCCGCCAGTATGGGCGACGACGGAAAGGCTATCACAGAGTCTAAAGCGGCCCCTACAGCCCTGATAGGTGACGATGGTAAGCTACGCCCAGGCGAGACTATCATCGACCTCCAGGAGCGCCTTGCAGGGCTTAAGACGAAGCTTGGCCCTGTCAGCGATAAAATCATTGAGGGTAATGGTACTACGCCTACTACGGTGTCTTTCCACCCTGCTATGGTAGCCGCTAAGAAGATGGAAAAGAAGATTCACGACCAGCTTAACGAGAGCGGGGCCTCTAAGCACCTTCGCTCTATGGCGTTTGAGATGGCACTTCTTGGCACGGGCGTAATGAAAGGCCCATTCGCTGTAGATAAAGAGTACCCTAACTGGGATGACAACGGTGAGTACTCCCCCCTAGTTAAAACTGTACCTGAGTGTAATCACGTATCTGTGTGGAACTTCTACCCTGACCCAGAGGCTACGTCAATGGATGATGCAGAGTATGTAGTTGAGCGTCACAAGATGTCGCGCAATCAACTGCGTGCATTGAAGGGCCGTCCTTACTTCCGTGATGAATCTATTGAGAACGCTATTGCTCAAAGCCCAGACTACGTGCGTAAACACTGGGAAATGAATATGGAAGATGATAGCGTCCATGCTGGTTCTGAGCGGTGGGAAGTCATGGAGTTCTGGGGTTTTGTTGACACAGATATCCTAGAAGAGAACGGAGTTAAGATACCTAAGGACTTCCGTGATCTAAACGAACTAAGCTGTAATATCTGGGTGTGTAATGGTGAAGTACTGCGTATGGTACTGAACCCATTCAAGCCTGCACATATCCCTTACTACGCAACCCCTTACGAGCATAACCCTTACAGCTTCTTTGGCGTAGGTATTGCAGAGAACATGGATGATACGCAGACGTTGATGAATGGCTTTATGCGTATGGCTATTGACAATGCTGCACTTTCTGGTAACCTTATTCTGGAAGTAGATGAGGCTAACCTAGTTCCGGGTCAAGACATGTCAGTGTACCCAGGCAAGATCTTTCGACGTCAAGGGGGCGCACCGGGTCAGGCTATCTTCGGCACCAAGTTCCCTAACGTAGCACAAGAGAACATGCAACTATTTGATAAGGCACGAGTATTGGCAGATGAAAGCACAGGCTTCCCTAGCTTTGCACATGGTCAGACAGGTGTAAGCGGTGTAGGTCGTACAGCTTCAGGCATCTCTATGCTTATGTCTGCAGCTAACGGGTCTATTCGTAGTGTAGTTAAGAACGTAGATGACTACCTGCTTGGCCCTCTAGGTAAAGCTTTCTTCTCGTTCAACATGCAGTTTGACTATGATGAAACAATCAAGGGTGACTTGGAAGTTAAAGCGTCTGGTACTGAGAGCTTGATGTCTAACGAGGTTCGGTCCCAGCGCCTTATGCAGTTCCTACAGGTAGCGTCCAACCCAATGCTTGCACCCTTTGCTAAGATGGATTACGTCATTCGTGAGATTGCTAAGTCTATGGACCTTGACCCAGACAAAGTTACTAACTCCATGCAGGACGCAGCCATTCAAGCTGAGTTACTCAAGAAGTTCCAAGAGCAGAACCCGCAGCCCCCACAGGAAGGCCCAGCGCAAGGCCCAGAAGGTCAAGCTCCAGCAGGGGCTAACGTAGAGGACACTACTGGTTCTGGTGGCGCACAGATGGGAACAGGCACAGCGCCTCAACCCGGTGAGCAAGGCTTTAGCGGGAATGTAGCCTAATGAGTGGTATTTCTAGACTGATAGCTAAAGAGCTTAGCTCTGCGCTGGGCATTACGGATAACCCTAAGTTTAATCCTATGTTCAAGCAGACTGATGAGGTTATGACTGACGTAGCTGATCCTGATAGTCCTACTGTAGCTAGGTTCTACAGCCCACTTGAGGGTGCCATTGAGAATGCGCCTATTAGTGAGACAAAGGGTACTAAGGGGGAGAACATTGAAGCCTTCGTTCGTAAGAGAGCGCCCAAGGTTTCTAAGGGTGAGTTGGATTTCCGTGATTTCAAGTTAGACCCTGAGGCACGTTATACTTCAGAACAAGCGCTTGACGAGTCTACAATTGAGCCATTGGAAATAGGTGTACTTCGTAAGATTCCTAAGTATAGAGACACACAAAGGCAGAATGATTTAGTAGATACACAGGTTGGCTATGAAGAGCTAGGTGTAGATATTACTAATAAAGAATTGGGTCTGATGACGCATTATGGGCCTTCTAACTTAGCCCACACTAGGTACAGCCTTCGCCAAGAGCGTGGCGCACCAGACGCATCTGGGGTTTACTCTCCTCGTTTTGATGAAGATGCGGATTACCTTCTTATTGAAGAACTACAGTCTGACGCAATACAGAATATGTCGGATAACCCAGCTAAAATAATTCAAGCCGCAAAGGATGAGTATAGAGAAGAGTTTAAGTCGGCTATGGAAGATATAGCATTTAAGCCAGAGTTTGATATGCCTGGTGACTTCTTTGAAGACTTTGAAGATTTCGTATTTAATAGGTACTTACCTATACGTACAGATAAAAAGCTTAGTGCCAGCGAAGCGGATGACGCTATGGTAGAAGTGTTTAAAAAGGCAGGCTTAGATAATATTGCAGAGGATAGACGCGCAAACCCTCGTGCTTTAAAGATTTACTTCGATGCAATGGCTATTAAAAAGCTTAACGTATATGATTGGTCTGGTAAGGATAATATATTAGGTCTAATCACAGATGAAGCAAACGATGTTGTATACAAAGCTAGATCTACTGTAAGTAAAAAAGATACACCTCTCACGAGCCTGACTGATTCTGTACGAGTACTACTACAGTCTATCATTGCTGATGCTAAAGCTAAAGGAGTTGATGAAATTGTATTACCTCCAATAAAGAAGCTAGCAGCCAGACGTTTCTCTTTAGGCTCTACGGAATACAATAAAGCTATTTCTAAAGGTTCGGGCTTTCATAATACATATGTTGTTGCATACGACAAAGCCGTCAAGCAATTAAAAGCGGAGCTAGGTAGTCAAATTAAGCTGGGTACTAAACAACTAGAATATGACGTTTACCGTAATGGAAAAAAACTAACTGAAAAGTTTAATGCAAAGACTATAAACATTAAAGACTTAAAGCTAGACCCCACTAAAGAAAAACTACGCTTTAACACAGGTGGTTTAGTACAGAGGCGAACTAAATGAGTGGCACACTAAAGAAGCTAGTTAATGATAAGCAACTATGGGATGCGTACCTAGAGTACCTTGACACTAAGATAAACGCTGCACACAAACAACTAGAGCAAGAGAAGTTAACAGACAACATATATCGTATTCAAGGCGAGATAGCCTCACTACGTAGATTGAAATATATGAGGGACGAAATCAATGGAAGCCAATGAAGCAACACAAATGGAGATGCTATTCCAAGAAGGCGGTATAGCAGATGACGGTACTACAGTAGACCCTGTAAGCGGAAATGATGTACCTCCAGGTTCTATGGCAGAAGAAGTACGTGATGATATACCTGCTCAGTTGAGTGAGGGTGAGTACGTTGTACCTGCTGATGTAGCACGCTACTATGGTGTTAAGTTCTTTGAAGACCTACGTAATGAAGCTAAGCGTGGTCTGGCTCAAATGGAGACAGATGGACGTATTGGTGGTGAGCCAGTAAATCAAACTATGGACAACCAAGCTGAGGGCGCACTGACCCCAGAAGAACTAGCGATGCTCCAAGAGATGAGTATGGCAGTAGGCGGCATGGTCCCCCCAGCTGATACTGAAGGGTACAACAAAGACGGTCAGGTTTTGTATGCGGCAGATGGTGTAGACGTAAGTACAGGCGATGGTATTGATCCTACTAAGCCTCAATTTACTGCTGCAATGGGGCCTGCCTTTGGTGGTGGTTTTTTGAGTCAGTCTATTCTTAACGCATCTACCGCCCCTACGAGTACTACTGTTACGTTGTATTCTCCTGAAGGTATAGCAAGGACTTTGACTTTACCTGCGGAGGGTGACCTATACGATAAACTGCGTTCTGAGGGGTACACTACTAATCCAGTAGCTACAACTACCGAAACCTCTGTAGGTAAGGAAGAGACTGATGGCGGGGGGCTTGCTGATCAGGGTTACGGAGATAATGAGAGTAGTGGACCGTCCGTTTCTATTGGTGACATGGATGCTACTCAAGTTTCTGAGGCTTTTAGCAATACCTTTGACCCGAATAGCATAGGTGCTAAAGCCGCTCCTACGATTGCAGGACTATTCGCTGGCCCAATAGGTTCGCTAGCGGTTAAAGGCATCACGGCTTTGAACAGTAGAGAAAGGTCTGCTCTAAATGAGCAAGCAGATAAGCTAGGCTTAGACCTTAGTACTATCTCAGACCCTAATGTAGATCTGTCTCGTGAAAACTTTAAAAGTGACGATTTCTTCAATGCTGCTATGGAGAGTGTAGCGCCAGATAACATGTCATATGACAGTGACACGGAAAGCTATACTGCAACGGGCAGCCTAGCACCTACATCATCAGGCCGACCTCAAGGGAGACCTGGTACAGACAGCACTAACAGTAGTAGTGGAAGTAAAGGTTTGGGCCAATCCATCAGTGATGCTATAAGCTCAGTAGCAGACGCACTAGGTATTGGTAATGATAATGCTCCCTCTGGCGATAATGCTCCCTCGGACAACGACAACGACAGCTTCGGCGGAGACATGGCAGGCGTAAGATAAACAACAACAACAATAACTATAAGGCTACCCAGCAATGATGCTGGCCCCAACATAAGAAAGACTAAACTATGTCAGAAGCAGTGCAAACTATTGAAACGGACTCCGTATCACATAAACGTAACCTCTCACGTATTGCGCGAGATGAGCAAGAACTCAAGGAGCTAATGCAAGGACGGGGGGTGAACTCGGATGAACAAGAAGAAGCCGAAGTTACCCCGCAGGAGAAACTTGATAGCTCACAGTCTGGAAGACCCCAAGTTCAGGCAGAGGGTGATACCCAACAAGAAGAAGAACCAAAAGCACAAGCACAAAAAGATGACGCTGAGTTAAGTACTGAAGAGAAAACATTTAAGCAGCGTTACTCTGACATTCGCCGTCACATGCAAGACAAAGAGCAAGAGTGGAAGATTAAGTTTGAGAAGCTGGAGCAACAACGAAACGCTGCAGTTGCGAATGAGTTGGTGCTACCTAAGTCGGATCAAGAGATCGAAGCGTGGACTAAGAAGTACCCTGATGTAGCGGGTATTGTTGAGGCTATTGCAGACAAGAAGTCACGTGAGTTTTCAGACGGCCTAGACAGTAGACTAAAAGAGATTGAAGGGATGCGTATCCAAGTTCAGCGTGACCGTGCTGAAGCTGAGCTACTACAGCTGCACCCTGACTTTGAGGGTATCCGTAGTGATGATGCCTTCCATGACTGGGCAGAAGCACAGCCTAAGTGGGTGCAAGATGCACTCTACGAGAACTCTGATGACGCTAAGTCTGTGGCACGTGTAATTGATCTTTATAAGAGTGACACTGGTATTAAGGCTACCCGTTCTTCACGCTCTGATAAAGAGGCTGCATCTTCTGTGAGAACAAAACGAAATACAACACCTAGTCAAGATGACTCTTCAAATTATTTCAGCGAGTCTAAAGTAGCGAAGATGTCCTTCAAAGAGTACGAAAGTAAATCAGAAGCTATCTTTGAGGCTCAACGACAAGGTAAGTTTATTTACGATATGTCAAAGAAATAGATTGACATTACCTTATCCGTAAGTAAAACTATAGGCATATACACTGCTAGGAATCAACTACGTGTGTATGCTTTTAACTAAGCACTAATTCACAGCAAAAAGAACTACCTCCTATTATAGGCCCAGCGCACAAAGGACCGCAAATCCTGAGAGCATATCTGACCACCCTATAAAAAGAGCCTCTTTCAAGTGGATATGTAGTGTCTACCTCAAGCCACATATATCTTGAAAGGATTACACAATGGCTATTACTTCCGCATCAGGTGGATTTAACGGGAACTTCTCCCCGATTATCTACTCCAAGCAAGCACAGATCGCGCTTCGTCGCTCTGCTGTTACTAGCGCAATCACCAACAACTCTTACTTCGGTGACATTGCAAACCAAGGCGACACTGTTCGCATTCAAAAAGAGCCAGACGTAACAGTCAACGCTCTTGAGCGTCACACAGGTATCTCAGTAGAGAAGCTTGATGACTCTGACTTCTCGCTGACCATTGATCAAGCTAACTACTTTGCTTTCAAGATGGATGACATTGAAGAGCAATTCTCAAATGTAGACTTCACCAGCTTGGCTGCTGATCGTGCTGCATATAAGATGGCTGACGCAATGGACACAGACGTTCTTGGTTACCTCTCAGGTCACAATGCTGATGGTACTAAGATCACTGCTTCCTCAGGCGACAAGCAGACTGCTTTGACAGCGACTGGTGAGTACATTACTGCTAACCACTTGGATGCAACAAGCTTCGGCTCGTTGGGTACTGCTGACTCTGCATCAACCGCTTATGCTACTGGCGACTCCATTCCTCTTGCACCACGTCTTCCCGGCGCAACAGCGTTGTCTACAGCGACTGTTTCTCCTTTGACAGTGATTGCACGTATGGCACGTCAGATGGATACTGCAAACGTTGATTCTCGTGGCCGTTGGATCGTACTTGACCCAGTGTTCGTAGAGATGCTGAAAGACGAAGATTCACGCATGTTGAACGCTGACTTCGGCGGTTCTGGCTTGCAGAACGGTCTCGTCTTGAACAACATGCACGGCTTCCGTGTGTACGTTTCCAATGCACTGCCTGCCGCTGGTACAGGCGCAGGTACTTCTGGTGCACTTGCACAGGACACTAACTTTGGTGTTATTGTTGCAGGTCAGGACGATGCAGTTGCTTCTGCTGAGCAAATCAACAAGGTTGAGAACTATCGTGACCCAGATAGCTTCGCTGATATTGTACGTGGTATGCACCTTTATGGCCGCAAAATCTTGCGCCCTGAAGCTCTTGTCACAGCACACTACAACGCTGCTTAAAACTACTTAGTCTGTCGGGCTGGTCTCTTAGGAGGCTGGCCCTTCAGCTTACTTATACTCTAGTATTTCCTGAGTTACAGGTAACGGGTTACTTTGAAAAGCCTAGAAGATATAAACAAGATGTAAGGAATTAGAACATGGCTATCACAACAGCAATGTGTACAAGCTTTAAAGCAGAGCTACTTGGTGGTGTCCATGACTTGGATACTGCTTCTTTAAAGCTGGCTCTTATTAAGGCTTCACCCTCAGGTACATACGGTGCTGCTACAACTAACTACTCTGATGTTACAGGCAACTCGGATGAAGCTACAGGCACTAACTATACTGCGGGTGGTCAAGTACTTGATGGTGCGACCATTGCCACCTCAGGCACTACTGCATACCTAGACTTTACAGATGAAGTATTTGCTGATGTAACTACGTCCTGTGATGGCTGTATCATCTATAACACGGCACAGGCTAACAAAGCAGTCTGCGTTATCGACTTTGGTGGCACTGTCTCTGCAACAGCTGGTGACTTAACAATTGAATTTCCAACAGCAGATGCAACTAACGCAATCATTCGTATTGCCTAAAGGCTAGGACATGGCGTTTCTAACCTCATCTGCTACATATGGAGCAGGAAGATACGGATCAGCTAGGTATGGCTTGGTCGATGTTTCTCACGTACCAGCTAGTGTAAGTGCATCCGCTTCTATTGGGATTGTTTCACCTAACGTAAGAGAAGAGTTTCTTTCTGGTGTAGAAGCTACAGTAACAGTAAGCTCTGTTAAGGTTAATCTAAAAGCTGAGCCTACAGGTGTCCAAGCTACCTTCACTGTAAACGCTGCTGGGTTAGACATTCGGTCTGTTAACACTGTGCCTGTCTTAGGTGTCGTAGGTACAAGCCAAGTAGAAGTACCTAGTGCTGGTGGCTTTGAGATTGATGTCACAGAACGTGTAACAGCTAGCCTTATTGCTACTGCTTCTATCTCAGGCGTTAGAGTAAACGTATCAGAAATACTAACATCAGTTGCAGCTACTGGATCAGTAAGTAGTGACATTAAGTTTAGCAACACTCACAACCTTACAGGGGTAAGCTCTGAGTTTAGTGTTGGTTTAGTTTCACCTAATGTACGTGAAGAGTTCTTATCAGGTGTAGTGGCAGTAGCTTCGGTAAATGCACCTCAGGTACATACAGGTGCAGGTGTTGTTGGTGTATCTGCTGAGCTTATAAACGATGAGGTTACGCCTACAGGTAACGTATTTGACTTTAATGCGGTTAAAGACCTATATAGCCGTAGAAGGACTGCAGTAGTTGCGAGGGCGGCATAATGACTACACCTGCTGAACGCACTGCAAGAGTACCCCAAGAGAACAGAGTCGTGTACATTACAGGTGGAGTGACATCTTCCGATAGGACTGCACGAGTATCACAAGAGAATAGAACCGTGACAATTGAAAGACTACATAGTTCTGCTGAAAGAACAGTGTACGCAACTGAGGATTAAGGTATGAGTATGCGTTGGCCTAACAAAGACCCTGACGAACAGCTAGATTACAGTGTTGACTGGTCTAGGTTCTTGGGTACAGGCGTTTCACTCGCAGGTGTACAATGGTTTGTAGACAATGGCTCTGAAGTCAAGACGCTGCTAGGCGATGGTGAAGTTGTAAACGGTATTCAGAACGTATCTAAGACAGAGACAGACACTGTAACTACTATTAATTTAGGCTTAGGTACAAACAACACAGAGTATAAATTCTACTGCAGGATTACGGATAGTTCTGGTAGTCAAGCTGAACGAGTAGTAAAGCTCCGCATAAAGGAACGCTAAATGGCATATGATTACTTAGGTTTAGTTAATGATATTTCTAGACGGTTGAATGAAGTAGAGCTTACTACGGACAACTTTGACACGGCTGTTGGCTTTTATGCTTCTGCAAAGGATAGTGTAAACGCATCTATTCGTTTTATTAATCAGGAACAGTACGAGTGGCCTTACAACCATGTAGAGCAGGAAGAGACTGTAACACCGGGAGAGACAAGGTATGCCTTTCCGTCAGACGCTAAGACAATTGACTTTAACACCTTCCGCATTAAGAGGGACGACACACTCGGTAATGAAACCTCTAAGCTAGTCATTCTCGCCTATCAAGAGTACTTAAACCGACACCTTGATAACGAGTATAACCCTTCAGAGAGTGTCAGAGGTCTTCCAAAGGCGGTCTTCAGAACACCTAGCCAAGAGTTTGGTTTAGTACCTCCACCTGACCAAGCCTATGAGGTGGTGTATGAGTACTACAGACTTCCAGTTGACTTGGTAAACGCAGCAGATGTCCCCGCAGCACCAGAGCAATTTAGACATATCATTATTGACGGTGCTATGTACTACGCCTATCTATTTAGAGGTAACTCTCAAGATGCAACGATCATGTATCAGAAGTTCTTAGAGGGTATCAAGAACATGAGATCCCTGTACATTAATAGGTACGACTATTTAAGAAGCACTGTAACTCAGCGTAACACCTATAATTCATTGAGAGTAATCTAGAATGCCTACAAACTGGCAGACCTTTCCAGTAGAGTTTCGTGGGGGTTTAGTTACCAACATGGCTCCCCTGCAGCAAGGCCTCAACTTAATGGGTTCTGCTAGGGAACTGCGTAACTTTGAGCCTTCTATTGAGGGTGGCTACAGGCGTGTTCTGGGTTATACTAAGTATAATGACCTAGTAGTCCCTTCCTACGGCGCTACTAAGGTACAGGGCGGGGCGAACACAGGTACTACAATTAGTTTAGCTAGTGTTATGACATCTCCTGTCGTGGGGGATAAGTTTACCATTAGTGGTGACACTACCGTATACACTATAAGTAGTATTGCTACAGCTTACAGTGTAACAAATAAAACACTCTCCTGTGATATAACACCTGCTCTATCTTCCACACCCGCAGACAAGGCTAGTGTTACCTTCGTAAACAATACTAACTTGATAGACGCTGTGGCCTACTACGCTTCTGAAGTAATTGCTGTGAGAGACGGTACTTACTGGTCCAACGATACGGCAGGTTCCTGGACCCTTATCAGCAAGCCTAGTTATGGTGTTGTTCTTGTTAATGGAGCAAGTCAAACAGGAACTACTTTAGCTGTAGATGGTATTATAGGCACCCCCAACGCTGGGGATACTTTCACTATCGCTGGTGTAGCTCAAGTATACACTGTTGTATCAGAGGCTACTGTGAACGCTAGTGGAGAGGCTACACTAACTATTGCCCCAGCCTTGGCTACCAGCCCAGCTGATAACGCTAGTATAACTTGGTTGCAAACGAGTAGAGAGAGTTCAAACAAAGTACGGTATGATAGGTACAACCTCTCTGGGACACCTACTATTACTTTTGTTGACGGAGCCAACTACCCTGTTAAGTATGATGGTACAACCTTTAAGGTACTAAATGAAGCTCCCTCAGACTTGATTGGCGCTTCCTTTGTAACCCTCTTTAAAAGCCAGTTGTTCTTCGCTAAAGATAACACGCTTATTTTTTCTGCGCCTTTCACAGATGATAACTTTACATCTGCTGCTGGTAGTGGTACACTATCTCTAGAAGAAAATGTAACAGGCTTAATAGTCTACAGAGAGCAGCTAATTGTTTTCACACGGCGTAAGATCTATAGACTAACGGGCAACACTATTGCTGATTTTGTACTTCAACCCATTACACTAGACATTGGCTGCGTAAGTTCAGGTACAGTGCAGGAGGTTGGTGGTGACGTAATGTTTATGGCACCTGATGGTTTGAGGCTTCTTAGTGCCACTGATCGTATTGGTGACTTCGGACTTTCTACAGCATCCAAGTCGATTCAAGACGTGATGACAAACTTTACCTCTAGTCACACTTCTTTCGCTTCTTGTGTTATTAGAGGGAAGAGTCAGTATAGAGTGTTTGGGTACTCACCTAGTGTTTCATCTAGCGCTGCTAGAGGTATCTTAGGTACACAGTTTGCAGATCAGTCTTCAGAAGGTATGGCTTGGTCAAGGCTTCGCGGATTTAATGTGTATGCAGTGGACAGCTACTACGACGACTCAGAGGTAGAGGTAGTAGTCTTTTCTAATAACAACGGCTACGTCTATCGTATGGAGTCAGGTAGTTCCTTTGACGGAGCTAACATCAGAGCTACTTTCAGTACGCCTCACTTCTCTTTAAGTGATCCAAGGCTAAGAAAGACTGTATACAAGCTTACTACTTATGTAGACCCAAGAGGTTCTGTGTCTGGTACAGCTGCAGCTAAGTTTGACTTTGCTCAACCTAATACGCCTGAGCCAGCACCCATTAGTTTTAATAACGGGGCTTCTTCCACAGCTTCTTTCTACGGTGACGCTGCGTATGGTACAGATACTTATGGCGGTAAACTAGTAAACGTATTTACGAATCAACTTGTAGGCGCAGGCAATTCAGTGTCAATACAGTTTGTATTTGACGGAACAGACCCAGATTTTTCATTAGACGCTATGCTTTTGGAATTCGCAACTAATGATAGACAATAAGGAACGGACTAATGGGTACAGGGTACACACGTAAGGATACATCAGACAACATTTCTGATGGTAACATCATTAATGCTTCAGATCTAGATTTAGAATTTGATGGCCTGCAATCTGCCTTTGATAACACAACAGGCCACACCCATGATGGTACTGATGGTGAAGGTGCGCCTATCGAAAAGGTTGGACCAGCGCAGGATATTGTAGTTACAGCTACGGTTCTTCGCCCCAAGTCAGACAACACGGTTGACCTGGGTACTTCTTTACTGGAGTTTAAAGACCTATACATCGACGGTACAGCTTACCTTGATTCTGTTGACATTGACGGCGGTAGTGTTACGGGTTTGGCGGAGCTTACTGTAGATAACCTTTCCCTAAATGGTAATACTATTACTACCACAGACACAAATGGTAACTTAAACCTTCGTGCTAATGGTAATGGTGCTATTTCTGTGGACGCTACAGATTTAAACTTCGGTGACACTGATAAGGCTACCTTTGGTGACGGGCTTGATTTGCAGATTTACCATGATGGGTCTAATAGTTATATTGATGATGTTGGCACTGGGAGCCTGTTGCTTCGTGGTGCAAACCTTAAATTGCAAAACAGTAGCAACGGGGATGACTACTTAGTAGCCAACCAGAATGGTTCAGTTTTTCTGTACTACGACAACGCCATCAAACTCGCCACCACGGC